CCAGCTAATGCTAATTTTTTCATTGGTGGTATTGTTCATTTAGATTCTAATGCTGATAACGTATCTGTTTATTCAGACGGAAACTCTAACTCAAGCTTGACTCTTACAGACTTTGGTTTGTTTGAAATTAATATTTTAGCTAAAGATAGTACTAACTACTATATTTGGGGTTATGCTGAAGGTGCGGACGTACCTGCATTTGCAGATCAATAAAATTAACGTTAATGTGGGCCTTCGGGCCCACATATTTTAGGAGAAAATATTATGCATAGCATAGGAAATGTAAAAGCGTCGGTAGCTTTATCAAGTGATGGTCGATTACAAGGATTTATCGGAGGCTCAGCTGCCAACCTTGGTCCTATAAGAATTAAATCTATACAATGTCAATCTAGTGCTGCAGACGGTGAGATTAAAGTTTACGATAATACTTCTGCTGCTGGAGAAATAAAAATTCATTTAAAGTGGGGAACTGCTGCGAATGAACCTTTAGTTATGAATTTTGACGGCAATGGTGTGAGGTTTGAAACTGCAGCTTTTGTAGACGTAACCAATTGTGATTTTGTAGTTGCTTACTACAATTAAGGAGTAACGTATGGCTGTATCAGGCTCTACAGATTTTAACATAGACGCCGCAGAAGTAATTCAAGAGGCCTACGAAAGATGTGGACTTCAAGAAGTTACTGGTAAAGATTTACGTGCAGCTATACGTAGTATGAATTTGCTGATGTCTGAGTGGGCCAATCGTGGCCTTAACTTATGGACCATACAGTTAGGCACACAAGCAACAACTGCTAGTGATTCTGATTATACTTTAGACACTAATATTGTAGATGTTTTGGAAGTTGTATTAAGAGACGCTAATAATTTAGATACAAATCTTGGTAGGGTAAGCCGTGCAGATTATCATATGCTTCCTAACAAAAGCACAGAAGGCAGACCCTCTCAGTTTTATTTTGAAAGAACAACGACGCCGACTTTATTTTTATATCCAACTCCTGACCTATCTACCTATAGTGTAAGGTACTATTACTTAAAAAGATTAGATGATATTGATTTACCAACAGATGATCCAAATGTTTCATTTAGATTTTTGCCTTGCTTAGTTGCAGGTATGGCTTATTATCTTGCCATGAAAAAAGCACCTGAAAAAATTCAACTGTTAAAAGCAGTTTACGACGAAGAATTTGAACGAGCTCGACAAGAAGACAGGGAACGCTCTAGTTTTAGTGCAGTTCCTGGACGAGGGTACTTTAACAACTACTAAAGGAGGATTTATGATTAGTAAGTTACTTTTTATAAAAGACTGGGCGATGAATCTTGATAAGAAAAAAAAGATCATTGCAGCAGCCATTGTAATCATAATTATTATTGCACTGGTAAAATAATGGAACCACGTAATTCAACAGAATTAATCGTTATCCATTGTGCGGCAACAAAAGCTTCTATGGATGTGGATGCAGCAACCATAAAAGATTGGCATGTCAATGGCAATGGATGGCGAGATATAGGTTATCACAAAGTAATAAAACGTTCGGGAGAAGTTGAAGACGGACGAGATATTCGTGATTCAGGAGCACATGCTGCTGGATATAATCACAAAAGTATAGGTATTTGTCTTGTAGGAGGCATGGCTGATGACAATTCTGCTGAAAATAATTTTACCGATCATCAATGGATAGCTCTTTTGGTATTGGTTAAAGAATTAAAAGATCAATATCCAGACGCTGACGTTATTGGTCATAATGAAATAAGTGAAAAAAAATGTCCGTCATTTGACGTTCAAGAATGGAAAAAGGATAATTTATAATGGGACCATTACTATCAATGTTGCCAACTGTCTTAAAAACTGGCGCATCAATATTTGCTAACAGACAAAAAGCAAAAATACTTATGTCAGATGCTGAACTACTTCACGCACAGAAAATGGCAAATGGAGAAGTGGAGTATCAAGCCGCTGTTAGACAATCAAACGACAAAGGATGGAAAGACGAATTTGTCCTTATCCTTGTGAGTGCGCCTGTGATTTTACTGATATGGTCAGTATTCTCTGACGATCCGGAAATACAAGCAAAGCTACATATGTTTTTTGAACAGTTTAACAATCTGCCTTTTTGGTACCAGACGCTATTTGTAGGCGTCGTCGCTAGTATATACGGCCTCAAGGGAGCCGATATTTTCAAAGGTAAAAAATGATTTGGGTTATTACATCAATGTTGTGGTATCACGATGTTGAAAAACCTATACTTACGGACTATTTAGTTAAATCTTTTGATACAAAACCTGCTTGTCTAAATTATGTTTGGGACAACAAAGTAGATATGATAGATGGTTTATTAGAAGTACACAGAGAAGTAGATGGTGTTAAACTAAGAACGTTTGCTTTTTATTGTGAGAATAGATTTGTAGAATTAGAGGAAGTATGATGGATTTTTCTGGTTTAGGGGTTTATTTTTTTTATGTATCAATAGCTGTACTAATTTATGAAAATCTCTGAAAACACACAAATTTCGCTCCCGGCGCGTAACCTTTTAGCTATCTTACTAGCAGTTGCGATCGGCACCATGACGTATTTTACAATTGTTGAAAGATTAAATCGAATTGAGACTACACTACAGCTCATGGAAAAAGATATAGAAGCCGCTAATACTTTTGTAGATGGTGTGCCCAAAGGAAATATGGTCAGTCCACAAGTCCAGGAGCTCTACATGTTGGTGGAATACCTTGGGGAGAATGTAGAAAAATTAAAAGAACAGATGGAAGCAGAAATACCAATGATACTTAAAAACGATATGGTTATACAATTTCATGAAGATCGTATTAGAGATCTAGAAGAGAGAAAGAATGGAAACCATTAAAGTTGTTTTTGCAATACTCATGATACAGAACGGTTCAACAGTAGAAATGGTGCCAACTGACGGCCTTAGCGATTGTCTTAAGCAGAAGCGGATTATTTCTCGCAACATTGGAGAAGACCAAGAAGGCATATACATGAGCTGCAAAGAAGTAGAGGCTGTTGTATATGAAGACATGGGACGTCTAAAAATAAAGAAAATTGTAGAATAATAACGACTTGACTATCAATCATATCTAAGTAAATTATAATATAACATACAAGCAGTTCGGGGGGATTATGCTTAAAGGTATTTCAATACTAGTTATTGTATTAGTTGGATTTTTATGGATGTTTGGTTCTTTGATGGACTCTGCAATGGCAGATGTAACAGGCGCTGGCTCAACAACTAACACACAATCGACATCAGGCTCATCAGCTAGTAATACAGCAATTACAGGTGGTTATCACAGTGAAGCTACAACAAACTATCAAGATGGCTCATCATCTAACAGCACTACAAACAACAGTACTACAAACAATAACAACTCTTATACAGGCGATCAACGTACCGTACCATCTGCATCTGCTCCCGGTATCTCTGCAATGTCGCAAGATCTTTGTACTGTAGGTGTATCCGCAGGTATGCAGAAACCATTAATAGGTGCAAGTATTGGTATTACAAAACGTGATATGAATTGTGAACGTATGAAATTATCTAAATTATTGTTTGATTTTAACATGAAGGTTGCTGCTGTATCCATACTATGTCAAGATAGTAGGGTGTTTCAAAGCATGGCACACGCTGGCACACCTTGTCCATTTAATGGTAAGATAGGTGACGCTGCATTAGAAGAATGGAATAAATACGACAAACAAAGACCAGACTACGAAGAATATGTATCTGCTTTAAGATATATGGAAAAAGTAGATGCAAAAATATTGGAGGATTTAAATGAAGAACCTAGTATTGTTGACGGTGATGGCAACGCTGTTATCCTCGGTAGTCAAGGCTGACGTAGTAGTTATACCAGACACACCAAACGTAGGTGACACAACTACAATCACTACTGTAACAACCGGTAATCCTGTTACCTCAGATAATCTTATATCTCACGATTGGATTGATGGTAGCTGGGAAGGAACTATGTTTCCAGACTCATCAGATATTAACGAAAATATTTATCTTACAGGTAAAGATGGCGCATATGCAGAGACTACAATTAACTCAGAAGATCATGTATCGATAGAAGAATTAAGACTGGGGTTTAGTTCTAACTTTAATGCTGACATACGCTGGTGGAACCCAACTGAGTCAACTGTGACCATGACACAGACGGCAAACAATGGAGTAGATTCTACAACACAAAGCACAACATTTGAAGACACAACAAATCATAATTACGAGTTTAATAACTATGGCAACACATTAATTATGAATGCTGATCCTGAAATGACACACGGGACACTGACTGCACGTTTTGATTTTGATATACAAGGTAATAAAAAATATAATGGTGGACATGCGGGTGTAGATGTTACGGACCCAACACTAACTGTAGATTACACTGCGTTGTCAGCAACAACTGTAACAACGGTTGAATACTGTTGGCAAAAAAATCCACCTACGTGTCCTGGACAAGATGAGATAGATATTGTTGAAGACATAATAGACGACATCGATACTATTATTTACGATATACCTGACGACTTCTTTGAACCAGAGCCTATTCCAATAGATATTGAATACTCATTCAATCCTGATTTGTTTGAGGAAGAAGAGTTTGATATACAAGATGATTACATGATAGCTGATGAATTTTTTTTTGAGGACGATTACTATCAAGATGACTTTTACGAAGACATTGAATTGGCATACGTTCCTGAAACAAGTATCGAAATGGATATAGAAGTTTTTGATGCCTTACCAGAACTAGAAATGTACGAAGACCTGCCTCCGGTAGAGGAGGTGCTTATGGAAGATATAGTTATGGAAGAGGAAATGTTTGTAGAAGAATTTACAGAAGAAATGCAAGATGAGTTCATAGAAGAAGTGTATGAAGAATTCGTAATAGAAACAGAACCTGAACCAATGCCTGAACCAGAGCCGGAACCAATAGAAGAGGTAGCTATGGTAGAGGAAGAAATGATTGAAGAAGAACCTATCGAACAGGAGATTGTTGATGAACAAATTGAAGAGCAACCCAGTAGCGAAGAAGTTGTTGCAGACGAACCAGAACCGACAACAGAAGTTGCCGAACAAGAAGAGGCAATCGAGGAGCCAATTGAAGCAGAGCCTACTGAAGTTGCAGAAACAACAGAGCCAGAATCTAGTGAACCAGTGGAAGTTGATCTAGATATTAAGGTCGCTGCTATAGAAAAAGCTATACAAGCTAAAGTATCTAATGAGATGCAAAGAGTTAGTTTAACACTCGATGTAATTAATGAAATTGTGTCTCGTGAGATGACAGCCAATCAAGCTGATATTTCTAGTTATTTTGACACAAATGCTGCGTTGTTTGACACTCGTCAATTACCCGGTGGCGACCCTATGTTTTTTATGCAGGCTAGTCTAGACAGCTATAATAAAACAATATATGCTAGACAGTTAAATATTGTTGGCACAGATCCCGTTGTAAAATACGAAAAAAAGATGCTGAATGCCAGACAAAAAACAGGTGAAGCCTACTTGAAATTAAAGGAGTTATTGAATGCCAGATCTAGTTAATAAACTCAGTACATATGCAGCGCTTTTAGGAGTCATTGGTGCCATTGGCGGAGGTTTTATGGCCTGGGGCGAGTTTAATAATCGTATAGCACAATTAGAAAATAAAGAATTTGTTGTTAATGAGACTGTAGATTTATCAGATATTAATCAAAAGATAGAAAATCTTATTAAAGAAATAGAGACATTAAAAGGCGATATTAAAATAAATGATGCTAAAATAGATTTTGTAGATGCTAAACTAAATGAATTAAAAGTAGAACAATCTAATCCGCTTGGAGGTTAAATGGCGTACGCAAGAGGCAAATACGCAAAAGCGATCTCTGATCGAAGTGGGGTTGCATTTCCCTATAAAGAAATGGTAAAAGAATGGAATGGTTCTTTAGTTCACAGAACTGAGTATGAAGAAAAACATCCTCAATTAGAACCTAAACGAGTTCGTTCTGATAAAATATCATTGTTAGATGCTCGCCCCCAAGAACAACATGTAGTGTTTGTATCTATTGGACGTGGAGCAGAAACTGTTTTTTCTTCCGATACGATGCAGCCAGCAACTGTTGCACAAGACATAACAGCTTTATTTAAGATTGGAACAGTAACAGTATCATGACAACATTTACAATATTAAAACAAGATTTAATTGATTTAACAGAAGACAACAGTTCAGCGTTTGCAACTGAAAGTTTACAGTTTATAGCTACAGCTGAATTAAGATTATCTAGAGAACTACAAAACTGTCCAGGTTTACAAAAACATGTAACATCAACTTTGACTGCCAGTGATCCATTTATCACAAAACCAACTGATTTTGTAAGCATGATATCATTTCAAGTGTTATCATCTGCTGCTGCAAGAAATGCTTTAGAGTATAGAGATGTTAGTTACATAAACGAGTATTGGCCTACTAGAACAAGCACCGGTACTCCAAAATATTATGCTGATTGGGATGATAATTTTATTTTAATTGCGCCTACTCCAAGCGCTGCATTAACTATTGAAATGAATTATAGAAGAAGATTCGATGCTCTTGATAGTGATACAGCTACAAATTGGTTAACAGAGCATGCTTATGATGCACTACTTTACGGTTCTTTAATTGAAGCAGCTGTTTATAATAAAAATCCACAACAACAACAAGTGTATCAACAAAGATATGTTGACGCAGTACAATCTGTTAATGCAGAGCTTGCGTTGAAACGTGGCGATAACTTTACTAGGTAGTTATGGTTTTAAAAATAGAAGATAGAGTCAGAGAAACTACAACCACGACAGGAACTGGTACGTACAGTTTAGGCGGAGCAGTAGCTGGCTTTCAATCTTTTGTTACAGCAATTGGTGATGGTAATACTACTTACTATGCAGTTGTTAATCGTAGTGCGGATGAATGGGAACTTGGTATTGGTACAGTAGCTGACGCAACACCAGATACTTTAGCTCGTACTACAGTTGTCTCAAGTTCTAACAGTGATAACGCAGTTAGTTTTAGTGCAGGAACAAAAGATGTTTTTGTAACTTTACCTTCTAGTAAATCAACTTTTATAAATGGTAGTAATAGTCTTGTAATAGGCAACGGTGCGGCAGGCGTTGACTATAGTCTTACATTTGATGGCGAAAGCAATGATGGAGTCATAACTTGGAAAGAAGATGAAGATTATTTTGAGTTTTCAGATGACATCTTAATGAATGGTACTGAAAAAATTCAATTTGGTGACACAGCATCTTTTATACAACAATCA